TCGAATAGGGCTTGCTGCAAATTCTCAAGGAACGCAAGTTTGTTTTGACCTTCTACGGACTCATCCACAGACATCTCATCAATCATTTCTTCAACAGAAAGGTTTATCCATGGCATATCCTCATTTGCTGAAGCCCATCTTTCAACCGATGCATCTAGCTGATTGTCAAATTCCCATTCTTCATCATCCCATCCATCGAAGCCATTGAGGAGCTTTTGCAGACTCTCGTCTGCAGCATCCATCTCCTCCTTGTCGGAGAGTTTTCGACCGGAAGACAAATTGGTATTACGGTCTTCGGAACCAGAAGAAAGCTTGCCCGTAGTCCTCTTCGAAGCTTGTGGCTTCTTCTTTGCACCTGAAGAAAGTCTTCCACCATTGTCGCGGTTGCTGCCTGGCTTTGAGGTAGAAGTTTTGAGGATAGTTGCAACTTGTTCGCGCATCTTTTCAAGGTCGGTTGCCAGTGAGGCTAACTCGTCACCATCCATGTTCTTGCTAAAAAGATTTATAAAATCAGATTCTGATATGCCTGAATCAACGAGAAGTTCCTCAATCTCATCTTCGCTCAGGCTTGGATTGGTCGTTTTCAAACTGTTTGCTGCCGCATCGTAATAATCGCCGCTTACATCGTCAAGTATTTTTTCAAGCGTTCTTAGATTATCTTTGACTAGTTCGTCATGAGCTATTGCAAATTCATCCTCTATTTCTTCAGATGTCGAACCGTCCTGCTGCATTTTGCCAAAATAATCGCTATAAACGCTCCGTTTAAGTAGGTAGTCTCTAGTCGTCTTCTTTTCGGATTCAGTTAATCGACTCCAAGGCTCAATAGACAAACTTGGCCGATATTCGCCATTAGAATCATCTACGAAGTCGCCAATTCTTGCCCCTTCACGAAGCGGTTCTTCGGCAGAAACATATGATGAACCACGTTTTTTCTGTCTAACTGAATCGGGAATTGCACCTGAGGAGAGACGTGACCGACCAATGATGAGTGGGTCACGCTTTTTGATTTCGCTAGCGGATATTCCACGCGTACTTAATTCATACCTGATTGACCTGATGCGCTCACGGTCACGTCGCTCTTCGGCGGCAAAGTCACGCCTACCGAACGAATCAACACCGCGACCGAATGGTCCACCACCGAATCTAGAGTCAACATACGAGAGCTCTCGAAGCAATTCCTCATCAGTCATGTCCTTGGGTGTTGAAAAGAATCCGGAAAAAAGATTTTCTCTGTCTTTCTTTGGTGCAGGCTTATTCTCATTACCAGAAGAAAGCTTGCCTGTAGTCCTTTTTGGAGCCTGTGGCTTCTTTTTGCCCGATGAGAGTGAATCACGACTCTTTTTGGGTGCAGGCTTTTGAACACCATCGAGAAGACCAATGTCGTTTAGGTACTCATTCAGGGTGGCGATATCATCCTTCGCCCAGTCCTGTGTGTCTGGGTATTTGGCTTTAACGTCATCTTTTAATGCAGACTCAATTCCGTCCCAGTTATCTGAGTCATCCTTGCTGTGTGCGTCAAGGTAAGCGCTAACTGATTTTGCATAGCTTGAATACCAGTTGCTGTACTCTTGCGAGGCCTTTGCCTTTTCGTTGAATTTTGCAGGGCGCTTTCTTACAGAGTCGCCATCCCACATGACACGTGCTTGGTTGACACCAATTTCGCGACCGCGAAGATAGTCAGAACTAAAATTCTTATCTGCGTTATAGCGAGGGACTTCTTCCCATCCAAGACCTTGGTCTTCCCATGCTTTGGCGATTGCTTCGTGGTCTATGCGCTTTTGATTTTCCTCGGCGTTTGGAAACTGCTTTTCCATGTCGGCGGAGCGGTCTGCGTGTCTACGCTCATTTCTCTTTCCGCTAGAAAGTTTTTCTTTTCCATCTGGCTTTTTAGCGTCAGCAAGTTGGCGCTTAGATGGTTTTGGGTTATCGATTGAACCAGGACCGCTTGGAGTTGGGTCTGGCTGTTCCCATCCAGGAACATTGTCAAACAGTGTTCCGTCGAGGTTGCTGTCTCTACGGGTACGTGGGTCAAGGTCGCCAGATGGTATTCCCATCCCGCGTCCACCACGGCGCTTCTTTCCGCCGATACTAGGTCTGTCAATAGCACGACCAGCAATTCTGCGGCCGAGTGCTTTTTCTTCTATATCCTCAGAGGCTATTTTTTTTTTTAAAAAACTATAAGCAGAAGCCGTAGCAGTGCTGATGGCATCCTTTGATTCCTGGCTTAGTGGGGAGTTGATTACAATCCCGTACTCATTAACGATGGTATCAATTCTGTGATAATCAAGAACTGGGTCAATTACTGACTTGAACTCAAAAGCATCTTCAGGATTAACTGGGATGACATATGAATACTCGTGCGCCAAGAATGGGTCGAGACCCTTCTCTTCGAGCTCGCGCTCCTCTGTGCCCCACTCATCGAGAGTCTTGTATGACTTGCGCTTCTTTCTGCGCTTCTTAACAAGATTTCTGAAGGTTCCAAGAATAAATTCACCAGGGTATTTGGCTTCAATATCTTCAATCATCTTGATTTCTTCATCATCAAGGATGTCGCTGTATTCTTTTTTGCCAAATCCGACCACAACTCCGTCTGGGATAATTGCAAATCTGCACTTGCCTTCATCCTCCACCTTCAGGTCGAGAATCTTGCACTTGCCCTCACCTAGATAGAGGACACAATTCGAGCACTTAACGCCAATGTTTTTTACTTTGTTTTCTGCTGGCGGATAGTATCCAGCCCAGATTCCGTCACCATCTTCGTCAAACTTTCCATACTTACCAGCAATACGAACAAGCGATTCCGCAAGCTCGCTTTCCTCTGCGCCAAGCTCTGGTTTCTTTTTGTCTTCAGAACCTTCATATTGAACGGGGGTCAACGGAACCATAATCATTCCACCATTACCTGGCTTCATGGCAACAGGCATTGACATCGCAGGATTATTTGTTGAAGGCTTGTTCGGCTTGCCCATGATTCCAGGCATTGGAGACGGACCAGATTGAATTGCCGGTTTTGGCTGTTCTGCATGAATTAGTTCTGGCTTACCAAACATGTACTCACTTCCAGTGAAGTGGTATCCAATTCTGAATTTTCCTTTTCCTGGCTTGACAAAAACTACAGAATTCTCTGTTGCCTCAACAACCATCACTGGCCCTGCAGCGCGGCGCGAAAGTTCTGCAACTACGCCAGCAAGCTGTGGTCCACTAATTCTCTGCGAAACACCTTCGTCGAAGATTCCATCTCGTCGTGGTTCTGGCGATGTCGGAGCACCCATTACCATAGGCATCATTCCGTGCATTTTCTCTTCGTCGCTCTTGACCGAGATTGTTCCAGTCAGTTGATTTGCGCCATGAAGAACAGGTGATACTTCGTAGAGTTCTACTTCGTAGAGGACGTTTGCTTGAAGGTTGTCATCGTACTGCGCTCTAAGGGTTTTGTACCCAATCGACCACTCTTGCTCTTCGCCAAAGAAAGCGACGTTTGCAAACGCTTCTTTGCCTTTTTCTGACTGAAGGTTGAACTGCACCTTTGCGTACAGACCACCAATTCCAGCCATCTTCATCTTCATTGGGAGTCTTTGGTCCGATGCTGGGACTTCGTAAATTTCTAGAACTTTACCAATTGGGTCGTTCCAGTTGTGGCCCCAGACAACGCGAGGCTTGCGGCGTTGAAGGCTCTTGGCGAATGCGCCAGTAGCACAGATGTCGCCAACGGAGTCTTTATTGCCAATTCCGGAAACGAAACATTCGACAATACCCTCTAGTTCATCTAGTTTGATGAGACCATTCGAGGCCTTGTATTGAATGTTTCCGAAGTTAGAGTTTGGCATAGCGCTCCTTGGTTCTAAACGATATTAGAGCAACAAAGAACACGCTCACAGCAAGTATCTCCATAAATTAAAATACTTTCAGTAAAAGAAATGGAAATCTGTTGTTTTACTGAAACTCGCTAAATGAACTGCCCGAACTTCCAAGCTCTTCTTGATTCATCCTCTGCTAATTCAAATCTTTGCTTAGCCATCAAGTTCGCATACATGCTCACGAGTGCTCCCCTAAACGAGGCAGCCCGTTCTTCTTCACCCATCACCGAAAGTGAATTGAACATAATAGAAGAGACATTGTTAAAATTCTCTATATTTATGTTCTTTATTCTTATCATTTGCGAATTTATCTGGGCATTTAGGTCGGACTGGTTCATGGTCTTGGCGGTCTTGTTCCCGTATGCGCTGTTGTAAGTATTGTAAGCGTCCTGGATAATCGCCGAAATAACAGGTCTAATATCCTCGTCCATCTGTTTGTCCCATACTTCAGGGGACAGGATTGAGTCTATTTCTAGCGTCCCAGCAAACAGTGATTTCTTGGCTTTTGAGCCGCCTGCCTTCTCTAGGACAACTCTCTGTTGTCTCTCGACCACTCTCTCGATACTCCGATTGAGAATTTCATTCCACCTATCAAGCGACTCTGTGCTCTTGGATTGAAGTTCATCTTCTATGGATTTATACATCATTTCCCCAGTTGTCGCAGAAGCTGCCCCCGCTGGAACTGGCTCTGCAGTTGTCGCGACCGCAGCCAGTGCTTCTGGTGGGATTGTGCTTTGGGCGAGTTGGTCTGGACCTGCTGGCGCCGCTGGGGCTTGTGTTTCTGCAAGGGCCCCCTGCATTGTGTTCGGGTCAAGTGGTGGTTGACCCTCCATTCCAGGCATTGGGACCTCTGGCATCGGAGCCCCAGGGACCGGAGCGCCAGGAGCGCCACCCATTTCAACGGACGGCTTATCTTCCATTTTCTTCTTAGTGTTAGCAATAGGAATGAGGTTTGGATTCATGAGCAGTGAGTCGGCAAGGTCGGCTTCTACTTCTTTTCTTCCGGAGCCGGTTCGGTACTCGTTGTTACTGATGAGCCCAGATTGGAATTCCTGCATCAGGTACCTCTCTCGCTCTTGTTTGTAGAGTTGGAGAATTGGCACTTCTCTTGTGTCAAAGTCAACGTAATACTCTTCATCCAGTTCGTCGAGCGAGCGAGCAAGTGGCTCTAGATGGGGGAGCATTGTCTCCATCCAGAAAACGCGTATTTCTTCGCTTGCATTGGAAAATGTTCTTCCCGCAGCATTGCCAATTACCGATTCTGGGACACCGAACGAAGCAAGAATTTCTTCCTTGGTAATTTGTCGCATCTGCGCGTAAGCGACATCTCTTGGTGAGGCAGAAGTGTCGACGTAGTCAACTCCATCATCAGCGGAGATGACAGTTGTGTGTCCAGCCCTTCCGATGTTTCCACGGAACCTGCTCTTTAGCTCCTCTTTATCGTCGTCGTCAATTTCTCCACGAAGAACCAAAAGACCGCCTGGCCTTCCATCGTTTAGCAGGTAGTTCCTGTTGTAGAGCTTTGCAAGGTTTTCTATTTCAATAGCGACACCAGCAGACTCAAGTGGGGTTAGAGACAGGTATGGGTCTAGTGGGTGTGGTCGTCTAATCCAGCACACGTCCTCTGGCTTCATGATTACTTTTTGACCATAAGGCATTTGAACTTCATATCCAGAAACAAACTTTTTTGCATCTGGTATTGGTGATGTCGATTGTGGAGGCAGAAGATTGAGTCCAATGATTCGTCCGTCCCTGCCACGAACCTTCTCAATGAATACACCACGAGTACCGAGCAGTAACTGTGCCGACATTCTGTATCTAAAAATAAACGAGTTTTCGCCAATGTTTGATTTAGTGTTCAAAACCTCAAGCAAAGAATTGTTTTTCGCCTTATTGCCAATGAGTATTTCTCCAGTTGGAGAGTTGTCTTTTCGCAGGATGATTGGCAGACGCGCCTGGTTTCCAGCAATTGCATCAATACATCTAGCCACCCACGTGACCTTCTGCATGCCTTCTCGGTATGCGCGCTCAACATCCCACGAGTCTCGATATGGTCTTCCTGCGTAGCTTGGATTCTGCGCTACGGGCGCGCCAGGTCCAAGCTCCTTGGACTGCGCATTTGCGAGTGATTTATTACTCGATTGATTCCATGCCATATTTACTCAAGACCTAATAGGAAGCCAAAAAACCCACACGTTATGCCTGCCACTATAAATCCGGCGGGTAGAAATATCATTGCCGAACCAACACTGGTAAACAGTATAAATGAAACCATGAACAAATTGGCGAATGTAGGCCGTTTAAATAAAGATTTGATTCTCGGTGATAAACTTTTGACTCTTGGTGGTGTTTTTGACATATCACCTACAGTAGCGCATTTCGTGCTTAACTGTATTGAGAGGCGAATAAAATATGACAACAAATTGGAATCAGGTACTCGAGTTCCTTCAACCGAAGATGCCTCCGTTTTGCCCAGAGGAACCGTCAATAAATCAGAAGGTTTTTCTGCGCACCAATTCCATTGAGGCATTGTTCGGTGGAGCGGCCGGTGGTGGCAAGTCTTCCGCCCTCCTGATGTCCGCCTTGCAGTACGTTGACGTACCAAATTACTCTGCAATTCTTTTCCGTCGCACGTTTGCCGACCTTTCGCTTCCTGGAGCGCTTATGGACCGTTTTAAGTCGTGGGCGGCTCTTTATGACGATATTCATTGGAACAACAACAGTTTTCAAGCGACATTCCCTTCTGGGGCAAGAGTCTCATTCGGCTACCTAAACAACACTGGTGACTACCTTCGTTATAAAGGTTCAGAGTTTCAGTTCATAGGCATGGACGAGGTCACCGAAATTAGGGAATCAGACTATAGATACATGTTCTCCCGTCTCCGCCGACCCGCGTCTGGGCCCCTTGCGTCCGTCCCCCTTCGAATGAGGGCGGCCTCAAACCCTGCCCCCAATTGGGTTAGACAGCGCTTCATCATTGAAGGAAAAACCGAAGGTCGGATTTTTGTTCCCTCCAAGCTGACAGACAACCCTGGAATTGACGCTGTTTCGTACCGCCAAGCCCTACAGGCCCTTGACCCCATTGAACGACGCAGACTGGAAGAAGGAGACTGGTGGAGCACTACTCTGGGTACCCTTTTCGACAGAACCTCTATGGTCATCATGGATACGGACGAAATACCCCAAATAACCTCATCGGCTAGAGCGGTAAGGTTTTGGGACCTTGCAGCGACCGAGCCAAACCATTCCAACCCTAATCCTGACTGGACCGTTGGAACCCTTATGTTGTTTGACCAAGGAATCGCCTATATTTTAGACGTGAAGAAGGCACGGGTCAGGGGCGAGAAGGTGGAAGAACTCATCTCCAGAACAGCCTACGAGGATGGCAAAGGGGTCCCAATCAGGATGGAGCAGGAACCAGGCTCATCTGGCAAGGCGCTAATGGACCAATATGCCAGATATGTTCTCCCAGGCTACGATTTTGCGGCAATTCGCTCAACTGGTGACAAGGTGACGAGAGCTAGACCGTTTGCTGCGGCTACCGCAAATGGCAATGTTCGCGTTGTCCGTGGAACCTGGCTGTCCGATTGGTTGGACGAGTTCTCCTCATTTCCGGAAGCCTGCGACCACGACGACCAGGTTGACTCTGCTGTTGGAGCTTTTACACATTTAACTGGTTTGGGGTTGCCTCAGCGCGGAAGAGTGTCTATAGTAGTTTGAGTAACTATTAACAACCTACATAAGGACTACTAATATGACACCAGAAAGAATTGCTGATATTCGTCAATATATTCTCGACCTTGAGCGAGAACTTGATGACTATATAAAATCACAACCAGATGTAGAAGATGCTTGTGGCATTTTGTATGAGATGAACATGATTAAAAGGGACATGTCATCTGTCTACGATTCCCTGTCTGTATCCGTCGGTCAGCTCATCGCTGACGGCAAAAATGTGCAACTCAAAAACGGTGGAGTTGTCGAGAAAAAAAGCTCCTATGAGCGCCGAGCATGGCAACACAAGGACCTTGCAAGCGTTGTTGCGCAGAAGCTTGTGAGAATGTCTGTGGACATGGATACTGGTGAAATCATCAAGTCCCCCGAAGAGATTGCAATGCAGGTTCTTGATTACGTTCAACCTTCATACTGGAGAGTAAAAGAACTTTCAAGCCTTGGAATCAATGTTGATAACTACTGTGAAACTGGTGTTCTGAAAACAAGCATTATCGTCAGAAAGGGCGACGCAAATGACAAATAATACATATCAAAACCTATCCGAGCCATTTCCATCAGAGATGGAGCGCCGACTCAACAAGGGCGGAGCAAACCTAATTTACATTCCTGTAAGTGAAGTAATCAACCGAATGAACAAAGTTCTCGGAGTTGAGAACTGGTCTTTCACTGTTAGCAACTGGCAACAGCTCGGAACGTCAATTGTCGCTCATGTCGCATTGAAAGTAAACATAGATGGCGAGACGGTTTACCGTGATGGAGTTGGTGGACAAAAAATCAAAATCAACAAGCAGGGCGAGCCAGTCGATATCGGAGACGAAGTTAAGGGTGCTGTCTCTGATGCGTTAAAAAAAGCTGCGCAAACATTAGGCGTTGGTTTGTATCTTGCTCGCAGTGAAGAAGCAATCGAAATTGAACAAGTAATGGAAAGCGAAGCGGAAGCAGAGGCACGAGTGACACCTGAAGTTTCAAGCAAGTGGGACAATTTTGTTGGTCTCGCAAAAGCCCTCTCTGCAGAAAACAGAGAAAAGCTCAACGAGTACTGGTCCACATACAGCAACGGTCAGCCGAAGCCAAAGAGAGAGACCGCAACAGAAGACGCCCTTGATAAGTTGATAGCGGAAGCAACACGTCTTTCCTTCGGTGGAGAATACGTGGTCGCAGATGACAAGTGAGCTTAAGGCTCCCGACTATTTGTCGCCATCTTCTATAGGCACATTTAAGCAGTGTCCGCAGAAATTCAAGTTCAATAAAATTGACCTGATACCAGACCCATCAAACCATTGGGCTGTTTTGGGTAATTTTGTTCATGACATTCTTGAGGAGATGTACAAACTTCCTGCAGAACTAAGAACAATTGAAAGCTGTCGACCAATAGCAAAACAAATATGGGACGAAAAATGGGAAGACGAAGCGCTAAAGGTTGTTGATGGTTTTAAGGTGACGTACAAAATACGAAACCTTAGTGACTCTGAGGCGTTGAGCAAGTTCCGTTGGGCTGCTTGGTTCTGTGTTGAGAATTTGTGGAATTTAGAAGACCCAAAAAGTTTTGAACCAGCAGGGCTTGAGTATGAGTTAAATGGCGAAATCGCCGGAGTAAGACTACGTGGATTCATAGACAGGTACAGCCAGACAAGTGGAAAAATGTCGCTCACTGTAAGCGACTACAAAACTGGCAAAACACCAAAGTATGACCTTGACGAGAAGTTTGCTCAGTTGCTTATATATGCAAAACTACTAATCAACCTCGGTGTTGGGGATGTGGACACGGTCGAACTCCTATATCTCAAGGAGGGAGTAAAACTCAAGAGAGAAGTAACTCATTCCGAGATAGTAAAACTTGAACAGATGATTGTGGAAACAAAATCACAAATAGATGAGAAATGCAGGACAGGATACTTCGAAGCAAAAACATCTTTTTTATGCAATTTCTGTAGCTATAAAACAATATGTCCGGCGTGGAGAGAATAATGCTTTTGAATGATGACGCTTTTGCGCGAATGGTGGCCGAGGAAGTAAAGAATAAACTTTCACCGTTGCACAAGAAACAACTAATGCTGAAAGAGAACTGGGAAAGATGGAGAGACGCTTTACTGTTTCTTTCCGAGAATCTCCAAGAGCAAATTGACGAAATAGAGTACGACTCCAATGCTGACGAGGCTAGATACTTGGCTCTCGGCAGGGATGGCAAACGCCTTGTCCAGGAATCAAAAAGTGCTTACGATTCAAAACTAAAAAAGATAAGTCGTTTCAAGTTTCACGTTGACAAGCGGCTTGACGAAGTTGCTGCCATGATTGATACTGGAGACGAAATCACCCTAGATGGATGGGAGCAGGTTGATTTCTATAAGAGAGCAATTGCTACTCATCGCTCAATGCTTAGGGATTTTGACCTTGAAGAAACATCTATCGATAGAGCGCTATGGGCAACACTTGAGGGTAGTTGGGATTTCGACGAAATTGATGTTGATAGTCTCTAGTAAGTGAAGCCACGAAAGCCGATAAAAAGAGGGGCACCACCCAAGCGAGGCGCACCCCCCAAGCGAGGTGGCCCCATAAATAAAAGAAGCAAAAAACAATCCGACCTGTATGAACTAAGACGACCCTTTGTTGAAAAGATTCTTAGCGAACGACCATTTTGTCAAGCTTGCAAGATTTTCGCTGAGCATGACGAGAAGGTAACTTTTATTCAAAACAATAGCGTTGATGTTCATGAGTTGGTTCGCCGTTCGCAGGGTGGCTCAATACTCGAGTCAGACAATGTTCTTGCAGTTTGTAGGCCATGTCACACCAGGATTGGCAACTACCCTCAACTTGCTTTTGATTTGGGTTTAGCAAAACACGGCTGGGAGCGTTGATTTTTGACATAAAAAAAGCACCCCATCCACAATGAATGGGGTGCTTTTTTGTTGGAAAGTTTAATTAGCCTTCAACTACAGTGAAAGCAACTGTCATGTTTGAACCAGCAGTGCTTGAACCGACAGCCGACACATCAAGGCTAACGAGAGCACCTTTTGTGAAGTAAAGGTTTGATGCTTGAGCCGAAAGTGTTCCTTCGTCCGATGTCCCAGCGGCAGCAATCGAGAACGCTGCTGCGACGTTAGAACCAATCTTCAGGTCTGCTGTAAGAGCGGAACCAACTGGGGCTGTGGTTACGGCTACGTAAGCGCCAGTGACGGAACCAGCAAATGGCATAGCCATTGTGACGATGCTGGTTGTTGCAAGTCCACCAGCAATATTCATTGTGATGGTTGTTGGGGCGAGTGATGCTGTTGACATGTTTTCTCCTATGTAGAAATCGGGTACGCAGAAATTATACATTGTAAAATTTTATTTAGGAATAAATATAAAAAAATTTATTCAAAATTCACCCTTAAAAAATTTATTTACAATTAACACTTTCAGTATTTATTGCGGGTGTATTGTTGTAATCCTTAGGACCGTTATAGGTGCGAAAGTCGGGTGGGGAGACCTACTCGGCTTTTGCATGTTCAGTACCACCTGCTGTTATTTTTAATGATAAATGCTTTACTATTCAGCTTTACAAAATAGTGTTACTCTTTTTTCATCTAGCCAGTATTAACTCCGAGTAGGAGAAAGGCGGGTGGTCAAAGGTCTAGTAGCGAAAGCTACGGCAAATCGAGACTCAACTGAACGCTGCCTGAGTCAATCGACGAACCCGCTGAACCAGCTAGATGTTCGGCGGGTTTTTGCTTTTATGGACTAGACTCCGGTCGTGAACCTTCTAGCCCTTGACCTATCGCTTGTGTCTACGGGATTTTGTAGTGATAAAAAAATGGGGATAATTGCGACTGCAGAAAAAGGTCCAAAAAGGCTTGATTTAATATCGTCCGCCATCTCCGATATTGTCAAAGAGGAAGAAATAGGCGTAGTCATAATTGAGGGTTATTCCTTTGCATCTCGTAGCGGTCAGGCATTTTCCATTGGAGAGCTCGGTGGCGTTGTGAGAACGACCCTATACAGAATGGGTATTCCATTCATCGAGATTCCACCAACTTGCCGTGCAAAGTTCGCAACCGGGAAGGGGAACGCTTCAAAGAACGAAGTCGTATCCTCCATATCGGCAAAAACAGGAATTATATTCCGGAACCCTGGGGCCGACGACCAATGCGATGCGTGGATACTCCTGGAAATGGCAAAGACCTACCTTGGGGTAAGCTCAATTGATTGGCCAAAAGTGAACAAAGACGCTCTTGACAAAGTAGATTGGAGCCCACTACAAGTGAAAGGAAACGAATGAGAAGCGCACCTATAAGCCAGATAGAGATAGAACAAGAAATGCTACGACTACTCGGAGAGCTAGAAAAAGAGACTGAAGCATTTGAAGTTCTTGCTGTTGAAGGAGCAAAGAAAGAAGCTCGCTACAAGTCAAGCTGGGCGAAAGAATATCTCTCCAAGACCGGCTCAATCAAGGAGCGAGAAGCGTGGGCTGACTATAAGCTCGATGATGTTAACTACGAATACAAAATCGCTGAAGCTTT